CTTGTACAACAAATCAATTTGATTGCGGGTACGAGGAGTCTTTGGAATATTAAAGAAACTAGGTAAAGGCTCAAAACCTTCCAAACTGTTAGAAGATTTGTGCCTACGAATGATCTTAACAGAGTCGTCTTCATACTCGTGCAAGAACCCACTATTCTCATTATAAGTAAAGCGAGTTTCTCTCTTTCTTATATATCGGGATTTGAAATAATTCTTTCCTTCAAAGCCAGATTGAGTTTCAAAATGTAAATCTTGCACTTCATGGTCAGGTTCAGGCGCATCATAATACTTACGCTTGTACTCTTCCATGTATTCAGAATAAGAGACATCCAACATCAAACATCCCATAATGTCATTAAGCTTGGCAATCTCTTTTAATTGAGAACGCAAAGTTTCATAGTCAGCCTCTCCATGTAAAAACATTTCACGAAGAGCACCATCAATGTTCATTTGGGACTGTTCTTTGGTGGTAACATGCTTGCTCTTGCATACACAATGCAACGACTTGTAAATCGATTGCTTGTCTAGAGCTCCCATGATTTGATTTAACTCTGAATTATAGATATTCTTTCGTTTCAAAAAGTCAGCATCTTCATCATTCATATACTTGGTAGCAGCAGACTCTTTATCTGGCATAGTCAAGGTAATACCGTGTTCTGCCAAAAAAGCCTGGTAAGAAATGAAATTGAAAAAGTCTGCACTTTCAGAAACACTACCCTTAAAATCGTCACCATAATTCATATCGGCAACCACATCACGATAAGGCATAAGCACTTCGTGGTTAAGGTTACACAATGTGAAGTAGCCACTACGCTTCAACAAAGCATTGGCTACACTACCAACATAGGCGGTGAGATTAATCCCTGAAATGTGTACACCATTAAAAGAGACAAGATCTCCATTAAAGGCTACAAAGGGATAGCAGCAATCAGTAGCAATTCCACGCATGATTTTAATGTCACTTGTAGAAAAGTTACCGCTCATTTCACAAATAGTGATTAAGACATTATAAGCTGCTAGGGTAACTTGAGCAGGCATACGAGTATCATATGACTTGTAATCCCCTGCAAAAATGCGGTCTTCACCAAATGTCTTCATGTGCTTTGCTAATTGGTCCCACTCAGGTCCAAAAGCATTAATACCAACGGCACACTCGGAATCAATAGGATTCATAGACATAAGACGTAATACTGGTAAGAAGTACTTGCGAACCAAGAATTGCAAAGAAGTAGGAGCGCCGTAAAAGACACGGACCTTATCCTTTGTTTTCTTGGTAGGCTCGTCTTTTAGTGAAGCCTTGAAAATAGGATATCCTCTTTCACCTCGCAAATAGCAAGCTTCCAAACGGGCATATTCATCCTTAATAATGTCCATGAGCTCCATAGGACAGGAAACTCCTGGATATTCATTTGGATTAAGAGCAAACATATATTGGCTCTTTGGCCCGGTTAGAGGATAACCTACAGCAGTTTTGGAAACCATAGCATCAATAAAACGCTTACCATCGATTCCACAAACTGTTTCGATATCGTTAAGAACTCTCAACTCCTTCTGCCAAATGGAACGTTCAACAATAGAACGGAACGGCAAAATATAATCCTTACAAGCCCATTCAAGAGCAACGCCTGGCATATCCAAACTAGGATTAGTAACATTCTGCAAATTGAC